GGTGTATCAGCCGCTCGACCCCTTGCCCGCCCTCGTTGGGTATGGAAGCCGTGAGATCGTGATAGCTCTCCGCTTCGTTTCTCCACTTGGCGAGAACGAGTCGGATCGTGCTCGCGAGATCCCTTTTTGACGTCTGAATCGCCGCGCTCTCCTTGCCCGGCAGATTCTGCTGCACGAGAAAAAATCGGTAAAATCCGCGAGCTTGAACGATCCCGTCGATCCGCCAGCCGTCCGCGCCCAGCGTGTTGAGCTGGTTGAGAACTGCCGTCATGTCCTTGTCGCTGATCTCCAGGTAGTTGTAGACGAACGTCCCCTGGATCTGCGGGCGAAGGACCGGCTCAGTCATCGCCAGCCCATGTCGCGGTCGAGTTCGCCCCATCGGATGCCAGCCTTGGTCTACCAGAAGATCACCGTCCGCCGCCGCTCGCCTAGGCGTAGACGAGGGTGATGTCGGGCGCGCCGGTCAGGGCGTAGAAGCACCCGACCTTGAACGGCCAGCCTGCCGTGCCGACGTTGGCCGTCTGCTTCGTGCAGTCGATCACCGCCATCACCGCCCCGGTGGCGTCCGTCCCGTCATAGAAGGTCAGCGCCGAATTGGACGCGGCCGGCGTATTGATGTCGATCGAGCGCAGGACGCCCGCGCCAGTCTTCAGAAGCGCGCTCCCCGCTGCGGCGATGTGCCTCAAGGTCGCGCCAGGGGCTCCCGCCAGATAGACCGGGATCGACGCGCTTTGCTCGAGCGGCAGATTTTGCTGCACAAGGAAAAATCGGTAGAATCCGCCAGCGTGAACGATCCCGTCGATCCGCCAGCCGGCCGCGCCCAGCGTGTTGAGCTGGTTCAGCACAGCTGTCATGTCCTCGTCGCTGATCTCCAGGTAGTCGTAGACGAACGTCCCCTGGACCTGGGGTCGGAGGACCGGCTCAGTCATCTCAGTGCGCCGGATCGTCCGGGTTAAGTTCTCCGAGTCCCCCGGAATTGCCGCGCCGGCCCGCCTGGTTGGGCGCAGCCTGCGCCGCCGGCGTCTGAGCCTGCATCTGCGCGCCGATCGCCATGATCAGCGGGTTCGCCTGCGCCCAAGGCGCTAGCGCCAGCAAGGCGAGAACCTGACGCCAGGCTTGCTCCTCGAGGTCGATCCTCATCGCCCAACCCCCCACCCGGTCGGACAGAATTGCTGGTAGCCGGGAGGAACCTCAGTCACCGCCGGGCCGCAACCGCAGTCCTGAACGATGTTGGTGTTCCCGAAACAGAACTCGGTGATCAGGCACACGCCATTCCCTCCCGCGGCGCCGTAAGCCGGCAGAGTCGATAGTCCGCTCGCCCCGCCATCGCCGCCGCAACCCAAGACACCGGCGGGGACAGTGCCGTTGGGCGCCCCGCCCACCGATTGGCCGTTAATGGTGAGAGGCGGCTGCGCCGCGCCGCCGAAATACCCCGCCCCGCCAACTCCGCCGTAGACCGTCGACCCCGTAACGCCAGCGTTGAAGTCGGACGACAGGCCGCTCCACCCCGCGTTCCCCCATGTGGTGAAGTCGCCGATCGCCGCGCCCGAGTTCCTCGGCCCGCCACGCCCTATCAGATTCATCGGCGTGCCGGCGCCAACGTAATTGTTGGCGTCTCCCCCGTTCCCGCCGAGCGCGCTCACCAGGACGCCGAACGTCGTCGTCCCGCCCATGCCGCCGGAAGTCGAAGGTCCGCCCGCCGCCCCGCCAACCCCGATCGTCACTGCGACGCCGCCGAGGACGAGCGCAGAGGCGAGCTGGCTGCGCGAGTACTGTCCGCTCGCCCCGCCCCCGCCGCCGCACAACCAACCCGTCCCGGTCCCCGTGTATTGCGCGACTGCGCCGCCGCCGCCCCCGCCGCCGCCCATCAACTCGACCTGACAGTAGGTCAGCCCGGGCGAGGGGAAATAAGTCCCGCTCGCGGCGAACTGCTGGATTTTGATCACCGGACCCGAGCCCTGACAAATCCACATCGAGCCGTTCCACACCCACTGCATGAAGGTCTGCCCGACCACAGGATTCGGCGGAAACGCGATGGCTGGCGGGGGAGAGTAAACGGTCATGGTGAGATCACTCCTTTGGAGTCAGAAGTCCGCGTCGGCGGTCCACTGTGCGCCAACGTTATACAGCGCCCTCGCCACGGTGGTGACAACGTTGCCGGCAAGCTCATTGACGTAGCCACTCGCCGTCGTGGCGATGTCAATGCTGCCGCTCAAGTCGGTTGCAAATCCTGGTTTGTTGGCGGTGATAGGAGAGTAAAACGTCGCGGTCGGCCCAGCGCGTTTCGTCACCTTGAACGAAGCTTGCAAGGCGACCTGATAAACGGCCGAAGGCATTGGGCTGACCGCGGCTTGCAGCATGCCGTTACCCGTCGCCGTTCCGGGCGCCGTGCCGATGGCGTAGCTCTTCTCGTAGTAACGCTGGCAGCGGGTCAGGGCGACATCCGGCGGCAGGAGTTCGAACGGCGTCGCCTGCGTTCCCACCTCAAGCTGGACATTGGTGATTTGCAGGATCGCGCCGTTGGTCGCGACGAGCTTGTTCGCCCCGGTCGCGCCGACGAAATTACCGGTCTGCCACGAGCCGGCCGTCGTCTGGTAAGTTGCTCCCATCCCGCAGTCGAACGCCAGCGACAACGATCCGCCATTGCCGCTGGTGATCCAGGTTCCCGCAGTGTCGCCGGGAATAGCGATCTGATAGAACGTCGGTGTGCTGAGCGCCGCAACATTGTAAGTGAACACATAGGATCGGGTGGCGGCGGCGTTTCTGATCGATCCGGAATAGAGGCCGGTCGGCCCCGCAGTCAGCACGGCCCAGAACGACAGCACGAGAGGAAGCGCGCTCGATCCGCCGAACTGGAGATCGCCGACGGTGTCCGCCTCGATCACTTGCCAAATGCTGAAATTGTCGCCCGCCAACGGCGTATAGGCGCTGAGCGACGTCAAATTCAGCGCAGTGTTGGCGTGGGTCGCAACCGCTACGGGACCATTGACCGCATTCGTGGTGCGCCCCACCTCAAGATGCCCGGCTTGATTCCCGTAGAATTTCCACCTGTCCGCCGTATAGGTTCCGTTCGCCGTCACCACCGCGCCCTCGTTGCGCTGGTCGAGCGCCATGTTGCCGTTGATGAGCCGGTTGCGGAACGTCAGGTTGTACGCACCCGTTGGAAGAGCTGCGACAAACGCCGTCGTCGCGACCTTGGTCGAGTTGTCCCCTGCAACTGGCGTCGGCGCGGTCGGCGTCCCGGTGAACGCAGGACTCGCCAGAAGGGCTCCCCCGACCGCTGAGATGTCGTTGGCCTGAAACGTCACCGCCCCAGTGCGACCGTTGAACGAGGTCACCGCCGCGCTCTGGATCGCACCAGACACGAAGGCTGTCGTCGCGATCTGTTGCGTCGCAGTCCCTGGCGCAGCCGTGGGCGCAAGCGGCGCGCCAGTGAAGCTGGGCGAGTTGAGCGGAGCGCCGCCGGCCCCAGTGATGTCCGCCGTCGTCAGGCTCACTGCGCCTGTGCGACCGTTGAAGCTCGTCACTGCGCCGCTCACCGCGGCCGATACGAACGCCGTGGTCGCCAACTGGGTGGTCGAGGAGCCTGGCGAAGCCGTTGGACCGGCCGGCGTCCCGGTGAACGTCGGCGACGCCAGGATAGCGCCGCCGGCCCCGGTGATGTCCGTCGAGTTGAGCGTCACCGCCCCAGTCCGCGTATTGAAGCTCGAGACGCCCGATGCGGCCATCTGCGCCATGACGAACGCCGTCGTCGCCAACTGGGTGGTGCTCGTCCCGACCGTCGCCGTGGGCGCTGTAGGCGTCCCGCTGAAAGCAGGCGAGGCGGTCAGCGCCCCTCCGACCGCCGACACGTCGTTGGCCTGCAGGGTGACGGCGCCGGATCGCCCATTGAACGTCGTCACCCCGCCTGCCGCCGTGACAACCGCGTGAACGAACGCCGTCGTCGCAAGTTGGGTCGTAGACGTGGCTGTGGCCGCGGTCGGAGCCGTCGGCGTTCCCGTCAGCCCCGGCGACGCCAAGGGCGCTCCACCAGCCCCAGTCACGTCGCCAATCGTCAGCGTCACCGCCCCGGTGCGCGTGTTGAAGCTCGTCACCCCTCCGCCAATTGCGGCCGATACGAACGCCGTGGTCGCCAACTGGGTGGTGCTCGTCCCCGGCGCAGCCGTCGGGCCGGTTGGCGTTCCGCTGAGCGCGGGACTGGCCAGGAGCGCCCCCCCGGCCCCGGTGATATCGGCCGCCAGGAGCGTGACGGCGCCCGTCCGCGTGTTCCACGAGGCCACGCCCGCAGTCCCGGCGGTCACCGCATTTTGGACGAACGCGGTCGTCGCCAGCGTTCCGTCGGCGCTCGCGGCCGCAGCTGTCGGGGCTGTCGGCACGCCAGTAAACTGTGGACTATTGATCGGCGCGAAGCCTCCACTTAAAATATTACTTACGGCGTCAACCACATAGGCTGTCGTCGCAATCGCGTTGGAATCGTCGGTGTTCACTGGCGTCGGCGCGGTCGGGCTCCCGGTGAAGTTGGGCGAATCGATCGGCGCCATCCCCGCCGTCGCGAGATCCGACGACTGCAACGTCACGTCGCCGGTCCTACCGTTGAAGGTGGTGACCAACGGTTGCGTCGCGAGGAGGTTGTTGATCGCCGCTTGCGCCGCGCCCCAGGTGAACGCCGTCGTCGCGATCGAGTTCGAGTTGCTCCAGCTCGACGGCGTCGGCGCGGTCGGCGCCCCCTGGAAGTTGGGCGAATAGATCGGCGCGCCCCCGACCGCCATCACGTCGCCGAGATTCATGATCACGTCGCCGGTGCGCGCATTCCAGGTGTTGACTGGCGCGGGCAGAGCCGTGATCTGCGCCGTCACCCACTGCATCGTCGCGACCTCAAGCGGCGCCGCCGGGTCGTGCGCCACCACAACCGTCCCCGCGAGGACGTTGAGGTCGCCCGCCATGTCCAGCGTCATCGCCGGGGTCAGCGTGACCAGAGACCCGGCGCCCGAACTCGCCCCGCGCTCCCACTGAAAATTCCCGGTCGTGTAGTTGATGTTGAAGATGCCGACGACCGGCGCCACGCCCGAGGCGCGCCAGGCGAGCGAGGAATCGATGTAGCCCGCCATGCCCAGCCCGCCGCCCGAATACCAGCTGGCAAACACCTGGCTCGCCAGCGAGGCCGTCGGCGGCCCCTGGCCAACGACCAGAGCCTGCGTCGTCCCGCTAAGCGCCGTCGAGACGAGGTCGTCGGCCGCCGCGTAGTAGTAGGGGCCGCCGATCCCCCCGCTCTGCAGAAGGACCGCGTCAGTCGGCGCCACAACGGTCTTCGCCGGCCACTGGGTAATCTGTTGGACGGCGAGGATCAGGTCGTCAGCGGGCATGGCGTCAGCTCGTTGGTGCGCAGAGCACGAGCGCCGTCCGGATCCAGGTGTTGCCCTCAGAGTCGAGGGCGGTCCAGACCAGCTGGTAGTCCTTCCCGGCGATTCCGCCCGTCAGCATAGCGTAGATCGCCCGGTCGCGCACCGTGACCGGCCCGATCGTCCAGTCCGCCGTCGCGTCAGCTGGTGCGGCCGTGTTCGTCTGGATCTTCAGCGTTCCCGATTCGACCCCGACGCCAACCGGGATCACGAACGAAAAGTCCAGCCCAAAAGAACAGTTCTCACCCGGCGGGTGTTCAGGAGAATAACGCCTGCTGACGGGCATTTGGTTCCTTTGCTGTCGTTGACTTTCACCCGGAAAGGCGCCGCGTGTCCTCGACCCAGCGCGCCGTCAGCATCCGCGAAACCCACACCGCCGGCCGCCCTACGATCACCTCGTTGGCGTCCGCGACCGAACTCGGGCCGGGTCCGTGAACGAAAGTCGGCGCCTGTAGCAGGGCGGGCCCAGGATCGAGCGGCAACGCGAACACAACCCGCTCTCGCCCAAAGGGTGCGGGTCGCCCGACATAGGTTGTGCCCGCATCCACCACCGCTCGAGCGGCGGGATCAACCACGAGTCCAGGCCTGGCCGAGGGCTTCCGGAGGTTATCCACCGCACGCTCAATCTCGATTCGACGGCGTCAGCCGGCGAGCATAACGTCGAAGGCCCCCGCAGTGAACGGGGGCCTTCCGTCCTCAGCTGATGGCGAGGAAGTCCAAGTCGCAGTGAAACGAGAAGGACGATGCCAAATGTAGCTGCACAATCCCCCCCTGACAATCCGTTCGATCCCTACGCGCCGCGACCCTGCGAGGTGTGCGGCTGCGACCCTGCGCCATTTGCTTACGACCTGTTCCGCTCAACCAAAAAACCGCGGTGGCGCTGCTTCGACCACCGGGAGGAGACAACCCCATGGCCGACGCCAAGGCCGAGCTCGTCGCCGCCCTCGACCTCAACCGATTCGCCGAGCTCAGGAAACAGGCCGACCTCGCCCAAAACCTCTGGGCCTCCCTCCTCCTCGCCGCCGAGCGCGGCGACACCGCCAACATCAACTACCTCGCCAGACACATCGCCCCCCTCACCCGTTCAGCTCTCGTTCTGGTGAAGACTCTCGGGTCCGAGGAGGTCGATAATGGGTGACTCGAAAGTCGTCCGCCTCTGGACGCAGCTTCTGCGCCGCGACGAGCGCAAACGCGTCTTTCCCGATCTCGCCAACGTACTCATCGCGCTGCGCGGCGCCATGCCCGACATCGCCGCCCTCGACGAGATGCGCCAGATCACTCTCCTCATGCTCGAGCCGCCGATCGCCCCAGGAGGTTCTCCCAGCATGCCAGACCAACCGCGGCCCATCAGCGACGACGATGTCGGTCGGATTCAAGAGTTCCTCCACACGGCCGGATTGCCGCGCGTCGGCCGCGAAATGGTCGGCCAAGCCGTCTACATGATCGGCGTCGACAACCGCTTCCATCCGGTGCGCGACTGGCTCAACACTCTCGTATGGGACGGCGAACAGCGCCTCGGAGGATGGCTCCAAACCTACCTCGGGGCCGAGGGCGAAACGGACTACCTCGCCGCAATCGGCCGCATGTTCCTCATCGCCATGGCCGCCCGCATCCTCAAGCCGGGCTGCAAGGCCGACTACATGCTCGTCCTCGAGGGCGAACAGGGCGTGGAGAAGTCCAAGGCCTGCGCCGCCCTCGCCGGCGAATACTTCTCCGACAATCTCCCCCAGATCCATTCCAAGGACGCCAGCCTGCACATGAGGGGAAAGTGGCTCGTCGAGATCGCAGAACTCGCCGCCATCGCCAAAGCTGACGCGGAGGGACTCAAAGCCTTCCTCACCCGCACCCACGAACGCTACCGTCCGCCCTATGGACGCGCCGACGTCAACGAGCCCCGCGTCGGCCTCCTGATCGGCACAACCAACAAACACGTCTACGTCCGAGACGACACCGGCGCCCGCCGCTATTGGCCCCTGCGCGTGGGAAAAATCGACGTCGAGGCGCTCACCCGCGACCGCGACCAACTCTTCGCCGAGGCGGTCGACCGCTTCCGCCACGGCGAGCACTGGTGGCCGGATTCCGATTTCGAGCGCCAATGGATTCGCCCCGAACAGGAAATCCGCATCGAGGGCGAGCCGTGGGACGAGGCCGCGCGCAAATACCTCAACGGCGACCTCATGCACAAACCAGCCGGGGAAAACACATTCCCGGAATTTTACCCCCGCAAGGACCGCGTCACCGTCACCCAGATCGCCCGCGAAGCCCTCGGGTTCGAAACCGTCTCCCGAATCGGAACCGCAGACCAGCGGCGCATCATCGCCATCCTGCAGGACATGGGATGGGAACGAAAAAAATCAGAGGGCGTCGTCTTCTACTGGCGGCCTCTGCGCGAGCGCGACGGACCAACCAGACTGTAGACCCAAAGCCTTCTCGCGAAACTCCGCATAGGGTTCCTGGTAGAACCGCCCCGAAATCAAGGCGTCATACCAACGCACCTTCCGCTCGTCGAAATCCCGCCACGCCTCCGGTGTGATCCGGTCGTAGCCGCCATGCGTCCGGACGAGCTCGCCAAGGTCAGGCGCCAGCATCTCCGCGATGAGACCCGCCTTCCTCCGCGCCTCGAGCGCCGCGCGCGCCAACTGCGCCGCCAGCCGATCCGCCTCCTCTTGCGCTAAAACCCGCTTGCGCTCCCGATATTCGGCGTCCCATCGCGCCAGTTCGCGGCGATAAGCCGCCAGCTCCTCGTCGCGCTTCAACCGGTCCTGCGCGGCGATCGACGCCTCAATCTCGGCGCGATGCGCGTCCTCCAAAAGCCGGCGCTCCCGCTCCGCAGCCAGATCCGCCGCCAACTGCGCCAGGCGCGCCTGCCTCTCGGCCTCCAAACGAGCCCGAACCCCCCTGGGCGGCGAAAGCCACACCCGCGGCGCCGAATGAAGAATCGCCTCAGCCCACTCCTCCGCCCCCTTCTCAGCAAGCCGCAACGACCGCAGATCAATCTCAACCGCCGCAACCTCGCGCTCGTTGTAGGCGAACACCTTCTCATCCTCGGCCCGGTGGCTGACCCAAATCTCCACCGCCAACTCCTCGCCGCTCGCGTAGCGCGCCCAAACGTCGGGCCGAATCCCCGTCAGCCACACCTCCGCGCTCGCCCCGACCATCTCCCCCATCGCGTCCGGCAACTCCAAGCTCAGCCGATCACAGATCAGTTGCTTGGCAAAGCCGTGAAGCGCCGTCTCCCGCCCTCCCTCGCACCCCTCCCGCTCATGCCGGAAATGCCAGCGATAGACCTCCCCGCGAACCGATATCAGCCCGATCCCGCACTCCGGACACACAATCGTCCCTTCCTGAAAATCAGACGCCTCCTCGACACAAATATACCGCCCGCTCACGCTCTTTCCAAAAGGCACTAGTAAACTTTTCAACACCTTACAAAACCACTCCAGGGTAGCAGGCGTCATAAGGCATCATTTCCTATAGAGGGTAAATGGGCGCGCGGCCATGCGCGCGCGTACGTACATGAGTCTTTTGTTATGTGTCCTATAGGCCTCATATAGGCGATGATGCCCTATGGTCCATGTGATGCCCTTTTTTTCTGAATCGTGACCAAACACACCACCACAATGAACAACATTTCCCCAAAACTGAAAATCGGCAGTTTCTAACTTCCAGAAAAAACCAGGGGCCTGCTGCGCACTCGATCCTCACCGTCGACCCGGAGCCGTTCGGGCCCTCCTTTTCTGCTTTCCCGCACCCCGCCCAACGCCTTCTGGTTCCCCGACCGAGGCGCGGAAGCGACAGTGTTGCCTTCGAGTAACGTGATAGAACAGGCACAGTGTAGCGATTGCGCTAGACTTGACTATACTTAGGGAATGCTTACGCGTTACGGTGCGCGGGCGGCATAGTATAGCTGGCTGTTGACAATCCGGCGTGCGGATTCGGACGCGTTGCGTGGATCGCGTAGATTGCGTCATGCGAAAACATTGACATTTGCGCTTGACGAGGGGCGCGTGTCATGGCCCCTTGGGTCATGGGCCAGCGCGGGACGTCGTCCTACCGCTACACCGACGAACACATGACGCCGCCGTGGGTGGCGGGGACGGTGGCGCCGTGGCTGCGCGAGCGCGGGGTGAGGCGGGTGTGGGAGCCGGCGCCGGGGACGGGCGGGTTCGGCCGCGCGTTGGAGGAGCTGGGGTTCGCGGTCTTAACGACCTCCGCCGATTTCTTCCTCGTGGCGCCGGTCGAATGCGACGCTTTGGTGACGAATCCGCCCTATGGGCGGGGCGGCGTGATGGCGGCGGACTTCGCCCGGCGGGGGATCCGGCTCGGAATCGCGCGCATGGCGCTGCTCTTGCCGATCGACTTCGACTCGGCGAAGACGAGGCGCGACCTGTTCGCCGATTGCCCGTCGTTCGCGGGGAAGATCGTGCTCCTAAATCGGATCGTATTTTTCGAGCGGCCTGGGGCCTCGCCGGCGAGCAACCATGCGTGGTTCCTGTGGGACCGCGCGGCAGGGCGGGTAGGAAGCCCCCAGATCCGCTACGCGGGCAGGGACGATATCCGGTGAGGGGCGGGGCGGAACGGCCGTCCTGGGGCTTCTATGCGCACCTGGCGGCGGTCGCGCTCGCTGCGGCCCTCGCCGGCTGCGCGGGTTCGTTCTCGATCCCGCCCGAGCGCGAGCGGGTCGAGGTTGTCAAACCGGAGACGCCGGAACTCGATATCTGGTGCTTTCAGCGGGCGCGCAACTTCTCCGGGTTGGTTGCGATGCGGTGCTCAGACGTGGCGCGGGAAATCCGATGAAGATCGTGCTCGCTGTCCTGTTCCTGCAATTCACCGGGCCGAGCGGGCACAGGATCGACGTCAACGCCGACGAGATCACCAGCATCCGCGAGGCTGGCGCTTTCCCGTCCGGTCACTTCGCCAAAGGGACGCACTGCCTGATCGTGACGACGAGCGGCAAGTTCATCGCCGTGATGGAGCCATGCGATGAGGTTCGTCGGACACTGAGGAACGGCGGCGCGCCATGCGTTCGCGTGTGCGGCGAGACGAGACCTTAAGCCGTTTCAGGCTGGGCGCTCCTCTCCAGGTCTTCGGACAATCCTGCGACGCACCTTTCGAGCGTCTCGGCGCACAACATATTTAAGCTGTACTCCTCCTCGTCCGGATCGCAGTCGGACTGCGCCGCCCGGAACGCGAGCGCCATCCTCCTCCACTCCGCCGCTCGCTTCTTGAGCCTCTGTTCCAGCGTCATCGTCGTTCTCCGGGGTTGCGCTGATGATGGCGAGGCTGACGCCTGTGAGGTCGGCGAGGCTTTGAGCCTCTGGTCCGGTCGGTCGGACCTCCTCGGCGAGCCACTGGTAATAGGTTTGGCGGGAAATGCCGATCGCCCGTGCGCGATCTACGATGCGATTTCCGGGGACAAGCGCGAGGATCTCGGCCATGGGCCAGCGCACCTTGGCGATCAATTGGCCCAGCGTGCGGCGCAGGCATTTGTTGTCGATCTGGTGCGATGCGTGAGTGAGATGTTTGAGGGTGTCCATTTGAGTTTTCAGATTGATTGAGTGGATCCGAACGAAGCTGCTATAGACTCGGTTCTCGGCCTGCTGTTTTGCGGTTGCCCATCGCACGTTGCCGGGTTTGTAGTTTCCCCGGTTGTCGGGCCAGCGATCGAGGGACCATCCGTTGCCTGGCCGCAGGCCGACGTGCGCAAAGAACGCGGCGAAACTATCCCGCCATTTTCGGCAAACCGTGACTCCTCGGCCGCCATAATAGTCGTAACTCGTCGCTTGCGGGTTGGTGCAACGCTGGATCATGGAGACCCACACCGAATATTCGGGGGGACGCGATCTGGTGTCATGGTTAGTAGTTGACATTGTGTCAAGCTTATTTCATAACATCGCGGAACGCAAGGGATCATAAAAATGCGATTCGTCGTTGTCACAGTTTTTCTCGCGCTCGCGCAGCCGGCTAATGCCGCCTGCCATCATTATACACATTGGTGGTATAAAACCCCCCAGCGGTGCCAAGTCGCCCTGGCGCGGACGAGCGTCCTGCCCAAGGTTCGGATCGCCGTTCCCCTGACGGCGGCTGTCGATCATCCCCTGTCGCTGCCTGTTTCACATGAAACACCGTGGTGGGGGGAGCTGAGGTGGGAACCCGCTCCGGAAGCTTGGGGGGAACTCCGCGCGCGGCTCATTCTGGAGACGTTGGCGCAATGAAGTACGAGTGGAAAGAGATCAAGCTACCGCTCATCGAGGCGAACGCTGAGGAAATGTGGATCGCCGACCGCCAGATCGGGTTTCTCGTCGCGCGTCACAAGGACGGCAAGCGGTGGTGCGTGTTCCACCGGCGGAAAGATCAGCCGCTGAAGGGCTGGTTTCACCCGTGCGAGAGCCTCGAGCACGGCAAGGAGATCGCCGAGGCATGGGCGAACCGGCAGATGAACTGAGCGATGAACGTCGGTCGAACGATTGGCATTGGGGAAATGCTGGCGTGCGCGGAGCGCGAGGTGGCTCTGCGCAGGGCGGTCTTCGCGAAACGCGGCATGACGCCGGCTCGCGAGCTTGAGATCGAGAGGATGGAAGCAATCGCCGCGCACTTCCGCAGCCTTGTGGAAAGGGAGAAAGCCCATGAACGATCGTGAAGGCGAAGGCCAGTTTGTCGAGCGGATCGAGCGCGCCCCGCCGGCGCAGTCGTTCGGCGCGTTCCTGATGCAGGCGCTGACCGACAAGTCGATCCCCGCCGACAAGCTGCAGATGATCCTCAAGGCGCGGCAGGAGATGCTGGCGGCCGAGGCGAAGGAGGCGTTCGACCTGGCCTACGCAGCGTTCTCGGCCGAACTGCCCCAGGTCGAGCGCGACGGCACGGTGACGCTTGGCGACAAGGGGCGGTATCCGTTCACCACCATCGAGGCGATGGACACGGTCATCCGGCCTCTCCTCGCCAAGCACGGTCTGTCGATCAGCTTCAGTAGCCGCGACGACAAGGACAGCGTCACCATCACCGGGACGCTGGCGGGCCACGGGTGGGAGCGGAGCTCGACCTACACGCTGCCGCCCGACATGGGGCCGGGGCGCAACGCGCTCCAGGCGCGCGGAAGTAGTAGAAGGTACGCGAAAAGGTATATCACTGATGACCTCTGCAATGTTGTACGCAAAGGAAAAGATGATGATGGCCGTGGAACCGTCTTTGAGCCTATTGATGCCGTGCAAATCAAAGAATTAACTGATCTAATCAAGTCAACAAAGACTGATGAAGCCACGTTCTTACAGATAATGGTAACTGGCGTTGAGCGTCTTGAAGACATTCGCCAACGCGATTTTGCAAGACTCGTTCTAGCTCTCAAAGGAAAGGCAAAGAGGAGTCCGCAAAGATGAGAGCATTAGATATTGGCGGACAACGATTTGGGAAGTGGCTTATAATTGGACGCAGAGGTAGCGCAAACGGTCGTTCTATGTGGTTGTGTCGATGCGAGTGTGGCGAAGAACGCATCGTGAGCGGCCCTGATTTGAGTGACGGTAGTTCACAGTCTTTGCGCACATCGGAACCCTGGGCATTTGTGCTCCGGGGATGTCTCTAGACCGGATCGACAATGACAAGGGCTATGAACCAGGCAATGTTCGTTGGGCTACTGCAAAGCAACAATGCAATAACCGGAGAGCTAGATGAAGTATTATGCTGTCGATCAAGGCAGTATGTTATGGTATAGTGCCAGATTAGGCATCCCGACCGCCTCGCAGTTCGACAAGATTATCACGCCGAAAGGCGAACCGAGCAAACAGGCGACCAACTACAAGTACCGGCTGATCTCCGAGCGGCTCCTCAAGGAGTCGATGGATGACGAGATCGGCTTTGTCCGTTGGGTGGGGCATGGGAAAGAAAACGAGCCGAACGCGGTCGCTCTGTTCGAGTTTACGAGCGAGCGTCGGCTTGAGCCGGGCGGGTTCTGCACCTCGGACGACGGGAGGATAGGCTGCAGTCCCGACCGGCTGTTTCCCGGCCACAAGGAGGCCGTCGAGGTCAAATGCCCTGCGCCGTGGACGCTGATCGGCTATCACCTCGACGGGATCGGCGACGCCTACCGCGCCCAGGTTCAGGGACAGATCCTGGTCGGGGGGTTCGAGGCGGTGCATTTCTGGGCGTACCACGCCCAGATGCCGCCCTATCACCTGATCACGCTGCCCGACCGGGCCTACCTCGGCTTGCTGGCGGGCTACCTGAACCGTTTCTGCGACGAGCTGGACCGGGACACGGAGCGGGCGCGGGCGTTGGGGGCGTATGCGTTCTCGCGGCGGGTGGAGACGCCGTTTGCGGTCGCCTACCAGCATCCGGAGGACGCGCAGCCCAAGGAGGTCGGGTGATGGCTGTGCATCGCATTCAGATCGAGAGGGTTAGGCCGAAACCATCGCGACCGGACACCAACACCGAAACTCGTTACGGACGCGCCGCCTTGCATGGCGCCCACATAAAACCCCCTTCGGACGCTCTGGACGACCAATGACCCGTAAATGGATCAACCTGGGGGATTTGCAGTCAGTGTCGGGACGCCAGCCAGATCGCCGGCAAGACCACAAGGGCCGCGTAGACCGCGAGCGCGTAAAGGCGCAGCGGCTCCGGAGATTGCACGCCCAGGAACGCGAGTATGACCGCGCCGATCACCGCGACGAGCAACACCAGCCTGACCGCCAGGACGAGCGCGAGGACGTTGACCGTCGCTAGGACGCCGGCTCTCCACGCGATGCGGTCGACCGTTTCGTACTCGGCGGCAAGGTCAGGCGGCGCCGTCGTCGAAGTCTTGGTCGAGGCCGGCGTCATCGTCGGCGTGGGATCCGGCGCCTGATGTTCGGCGACGAGCTCCATAGGGCGCCTTGAACGCTGCGCTGTAGGCTCTTGCTTTGGAGCCGGGATCGGTTCCGCCAAGGTCCGCATCCGCTTTTCTGAGACCGCTGAACATGACTAGCACGCGCCCGAGGGCGAGCATAGCGTTGAGCCTTTGGGGGAAGGTCATCGTCTCGTCGCGGTCGGCCGCTTCCATGTCGTCGAGGAGCTTGCCGAGCTGGCGGTAGAGGCGGGGGCGGATGTCGAGCGGGTCGGCGGTGACCGGCTGGGCGCCAACGGGGTCGGGGTTTTTACCGGGAATTTTTTTCGTCGCCGCCATCCGATCCTCCTGATAGCTTCGCGCCGAGCGCGCCGGCGACGCCAGGCTTGCCGGCTACGACGCCAGCCGCGCCTGCGGCTCCCTCGCCAAGATAGTGCGCCATCCACCAGGGAATCTGAAATCCTCCTCGCTCGCCGCGCGCCGCCTCATAGGCGAGCAAGGGGAGGCTCGTTGCAAGGCCGGTTTTCGCCCAGGTTGGCATAGCGCGCCAGGCGGCTCGCGCGCCTTCACGCGCCAGACTGGAGCCGCCGCCGGCGACTGCGCCGGTTTCTGGATCGCCTTGGGTTGCGCCTCCGACTGCGCCTTTCCATAAGCCCTCGCCGACGCGGCCGGCGATCCGCGCCGCAGGCTTCCAAAAGGGCGCGGTCCTGGCGGCCATTGCCGGGAGGCCCACGTCAGGCAGCAAAGCGAGCGGCCCATACTGCGCGCCGTAGTAGCCGACGCCCTCGGCGATCGGGTGCTTGGGGTCGCTCGTCTTGGCCCATTCCCTCATTTGAGGACTGACCATCGAGCTGACGATTGGCATGTCAGCGACGCCTTTGACCGCGCCCTCGTAGGTTGACGCCGCGAGTTCGCCTCCCCAGTGGAGCCAGCTTTCGCGGGTCTGCGGGTGGGCAGTGTCGTCAAAATCGGGACGGCCGCTTGCGATGTCGTGCGGATCGGCGAAATCAGGGCGAGGCATTTCCGCGCACCCAGTTCTCGTCAGCGTCGGGGTTGGCGGGGTTCTTGCCGGTGTACGTCCAGAGAACGCCCTTCCTGTCCGGCTTGGATTCGCCGGGCAACAAGCCGCTCTTCCAGTCCATGCGGCCGATCTGATCGATAATCTGGTCGGCTGCGGGGTTCTCGCCGAACATGCGATCAGGGCTCCCGAGTTGCTTCCACTGGATGCGCGATTCCTCGATCGCCGACTTGGCGACGCCCATGTCGGAGGCGACGATCGCGCGGTAGGCGGCCTTGTTGGTGTAGAATTTTGGCACGATCCGTGTCGCCATTTCCGTTTCGGTCACCGAACCCGTGCCGCCCGTCTTGAGGACGTTGGCGTCCTGGTTGTACGTGAGCCAGTCGGCGTACAGCTTCTGATAGCGCGCGTCGCCGCCCGCCATGCCCTCGGCCGAACTCGCGACGTTGGCGAACACGCTGGGCGGATCGTCGATCAGCTTGAGGTCGTCGAGCACTTGCTTGCCGCTCTGCGCGAGGGTCGCGGCGCGGGTGATCTTGAGCTGGTTGCGGCTGTTGGGGTTCTTGAACTCCTTGATGGCTTCGAAGTTGCCTGTGGTCCATCCCGGCTTCGCCTTCGCCGCCAGGTCGCCCATGGTGTCCCAGAACTCGGTCTGCGATCCGCCGCCCCCCGCTGCGCCGCTCGCTCCTGGCCCTTTGCGGTAGTCCATGTATCCCTGGAGGTCGGATGCGATCCCAGGCGACACCTTTCGCACTTCAGGGACGACATCCTCTGGCTTGATGTCGGGATTGGCGGCGATGTTGATCAGGCGCCGCCGCATCTTCGCCGCCTCGAGCTGGGCGTCGGGTCGAACAGATGCGGGGATCTTGCTTGGATCCTCTCCGCGAACGATGTCCTCGGCCCCCATTTTCCAAGGCGGCTCGTCGCCGCTCGCAGGCGCGGGAGCGGCTCCCGGCGGCGCTGCCGCCGCTGTGGGCTGTGCGGGCGCCGCAGGCGGCGGCGGTGCGAACCGCGACCCGGGCGGCATGGGTTCTTCGCCGGGTTGTCGTGGTTGCTCGCCGCCGGATGACGGCGCAGGCGGAAGGCCCCAATCCTTTCGTTCGCGATCGGTTTCGGCCTGCTTGTCCTCTTCCTTGCTGGCCTTTTTGTTGGCGGCGTGGAGATCCTGCCATTTGGCGTCTCGCCATCTCAGGAAGTCGGCCGCCTTGCCCGGCCCCGCGCCGCTCGCGAGGAGGTTCAGCATGTTGGTGTCGTTGTACCTCAGCGCGACGGCCTCGAGTTCCTGCTCGAGCGCCCCCGTATTGTCGTATCCGCGCGCCGCGTATTCGTCGATGACGTCGTGATAATCGTGCAATTCCTGTTGTTGCTGAAATTCCAGCTCCATCGCGGCGTTGGTCATCTGTTCGCGCTGCATCTTGGTGCGGAACTCCTCGCCCTTCATGTAGCCGGTCATGAAGTCGCCGGCGTGCTTGCCGAGGAGGAGGGAGAGCAGCATGACGTTGCCTGATCCCCACTTGCCCAAGGAGCTGCCGACGCCGCGGTAGATGCCGGGAACCTCCCAACCTTGGGGTTCGCGCGGATAGGGCCACGGCATCGCCCACTGATCATGACTTCGACTGGCCATTGCGGGAATGTACGGCGTGAAGCTGATCGGCTGCGGCGGCAGACCCGGCGGGACCGGCGAAAGGACTGGTCGAGCGGCGACGCCGGGTCTGTCGCTGGTCTGGCGATTGCCGGGGATGAGGAACGCGCCGGTCTGCGGGTCGCGCGGGATCTTGCGGGCCGGCTGATTCTGGGGCGCATTGGGCGGCCCCTGGCCGGGCGCCGGCGCGGGTTGCTGGCGCGTGAACACGCGGGCCAGATCGCCGAGCGGAGATCCTCCCGCGCTTTTCGGATCCTGCAGCTGACTGTCGTCCTGCGCGTCGATCATGGGCTGTAGAGTCCCGGCCCTTGCGACCCTGTGTCAGGGTTGAGGTAGCCGCGGGTGCGTTTCGGCTGGGTTTGGCCGGCCTGTTGTCTTCCGAACTGCCAAGAGAGCTGGCCGACGGTCAGGTTTTCGTCGAAGTCGCCGAACCGCTGGTGGAGCTTATCGCGAGTCGTCTGCCCGAAACGCGCGATCGGGATGAGCGCGGCGACCTGGGCCTGCATTTCGGGCGGGGCCTGCCAGGCATGCTGGAATTGCGCCGCGCCGGGAACCTTCGCCGCGAACGTGGGCCAGGTGTTGTCGCGGATGTTGAAGTATCCGGTGCTCTCGCCGTTGTCGCCGCCGCGAGGCTCGCCGGGGGCGCCGTCGTTGCGCCCGCTCGATTCGGCCGAGACGAGGGTGGAGGCGAAGTTGTCGCCGCTCCACGGCATGTCGGCGCCGCCTGCAGAGACCGCGCCGGGCCCGCCGAATTGCGCCGGCGGTCGTTCTCTCGAAAACGGCATTGCCCCCATTGGGCCGCCTTGTTGCCCCCCCTGATCGCCGCCCATGCCTTCGCCGAGGCTGACGCCGGTCAGCAGAGGCACGAGCGGGCTTTGCCTCTCTGGCCACGAGCCTCTCCATCCCCACGGGTAGGGCGAGAAGTGAGCTCTCCAGCCGTTGTGCCATCCGCCGGGGTGAAAGGCCCGGCCGCCGCGCCCGTCGGGATAGTATCCTGGGCGGCGGAAGCCCGCTCGACCGCCGGGATGGATGTGGTGGCGCCCGCGCCGGCCGCCGCCGAATCCGCTCATGGCGGCCAGGGCGAGGAGGGGGACCGCCATGCGCAGGAGCTGCGGCAGCATCCCGCCGCCTTGCGGGGGCGGCGACGGCGCCATCATTGGGGGGAATTGCGCTTGCGGTCGCTGGGCGGGCGCGACGTCGGCGGCCGGCTGGGGCTGGGGCTGGGGCTGGGGCTGGTCTTGGGCCGTGGTCGGCTCGAGCGTCGGGTCGACGCTGCCTTTCGGCGCGGCTTTGTGGACGGTGACGTCGCGACCTTCCGGCGCAGGTCCGCCCTCGCCCTCCCTGAGAACCTCGGACGAGGGGCCGGCGATCGTTGTTCCGGGCGGCGATGTGTAGCCGCCCGGCGGTTGCTCGCCTGTGTCGGCAGGCGGTGGCTGGAAAGGATTGATGGCTGCGCCGATTCGCTCAGGAAGCGAAGGAGCTGGGAGAGGAGCTGGGGTGGAGGCGACTTCCTGCGCTTGGGCAGATGGCACATCCGGCGATCCCAACTGATAGGGGTTGGCCTTCTTCTGCGTCTGGTCTTGTTTCTGGGCTTGCTGGAGCGCCTTGATCAGTTGCTGGAGCGGGGTTTGTTGCTGGGTCTGCCCTTGCTTGCCGCGCTGGCGATCGTCGGGCGGCGGCGCGTCCGACTGGGTTCCGCCGGCCGCGCCGACTTGCTGGGCGGGCGGCCCCTGCGAGGGCGGACTGATCGCCTGGGCTGCGCCGGTCGCGCCGGTGGGATCGACGGTCTGGGTGACGCTGCCGCTGGGGCCGAAAACCTGGGGGGCGTTATCGGACACGGCGCCGGTGTTGGTCAGCGCCGCAAACGGGTTCCCCATGCCGAGGCTGGGCGTTCCGGCGCCGCCGGGCGCGAGGCCGCCCAGGCTGTCGCCAAAGGCGTTCGCCAGATCACCCATAGCCGCGCCCGCTGCCGGTGATGGTTGGCGCATAGCCGCGCCCGCTGCCCGCGACGCCTGGATGACCAGGCGTTGGACCGTGGCCCTGGATTGCGGCGTGAGGGATCGGCCGGGCGCCGCCAGCGCTCAATCCCATGAACATGTTGACGAGGTCGGCGAGCGACGGGTTGAGGGACGTCGTGACGCCGGGGAACGCCGTCACCTGGGGATGTGTCGCGACCTGGGGATGTTTCAGGGCGTGAACCGGCCAACCGGGGCCGGCGCCGCGTCCGCCCGCGCCCCCGCCGCCGACGGATCCCACGCCGCCAGTCGTTCCCACGCCGCCGACGGATCCCACGCCCCCGCCGACGGATCCCACGCCGCCGCCCCTGCCCGCACCAGCTGGCCCGACAGAACTGCCGGGAGCGTTGACGCTGCTGCCACGGGCGACGGAAGTGCTAGGCCCAGGGCCGAAAAGACCGCCGGTGCCGACGTCCGACGGTCCTCCCGGCTGCGAGGCTTGGCCAAAGGTCGCGCTGGTGGCGGAACTGGGGAATCCCTCGCCGACCGCCGCGGCGCCCGCGCCCCCGCTGGGATCGCCGCCGGGCGTGCCGTCGCCGGCCGCATCGTGCCCTGGTCCCGGCGGGCCGCCTTGGCCGGCGGTTTGTCCGGTCGCTTGGCCCAGACTTTCGGCCGCCGCGTTGACCGCCGCCGCGACGCCTGGACTGGAGGCTGCGCTGCCGTCGTCCCCGCCGCCGTCGCCGCCGCCGCCGCCGCCGCCCCCGCTCCCCCAGAAAACGTTGAACAGTCGTCCGCGCATCATAATCCTCCCATAGCCGTCTGCAGGCCGAGCTGCAGGGCAAGGTTGGTGAGAGTGCTGTCGGTATTGCTCGCCGAGCTGCCGCCGCTCGTCGAGACTTGTCCGGGCGAGGTGGCGCCGAGGAGCTGGGTGATGGGTGTCTGCAGCGCCGGGTTGAGGGCGGGGTTGGTGACGTCCTTGGTTTCCTGCGCGCCAGCGACCGCCTGGCTTTGCGGGCCGACCGCCGTCAGGTCGGTTGACATGGCGTTCGAGCCGCCCAGGCCGAGCTGGTTATAGCGGTTGGTGATCGAGGAGAGGTCGGACCTGGTGGCGTCGCCGAGCCGGTAGACGTCGAAGTTCGAGGGGCCGAACGAGAACCCCGCGCCCAGGCCGCCGCCGCTGACGTCGACGCCCAGTCCGCCGGGAACGATGAAGGGATTGGCGCCGCCGCCGCCGAACAGGTCGCCCATCAGCCGACTCCCAGGCTTGTCGTTCCGAGGTTCTTGAAGCCGGCGGTCGGGTCGAGATTGTTGAGCCGCCCGGTGTCGCCTTGGCCGGGGGTGAAGCGGAAGGCGAGGCTGGCGAGGTCGCTGAGATTGGTGCCCGACTGTTGGCCGGCGATGGCGAGCTCGTTGAGGAACTGGTTCTGTTCGTTGGCGATCGACAACTGGTTGTTGAGGTTGGAGAGGCTGCCCCCAACTTGGTTGTAATAGTCTTGCTCCATGGCGCTCTGGTTGATGTCGGACATCTGGGCTTGGGTGTCGGCCTCCTTCATCCGCGCGCCGCCGGCGGCCTGGGTCGCCATGGTCGACTGTCCGGTGCCGCTCGAGGCGAACTGGCTTCCGGTTCCGAGGAGGTCTTCGCCGTAGCCGTACTGGGCGGCGGCTTGCTGGTCGGGGGTGATTCCGCCCGGCGAGCTGAACGACGGGATGGTGAGGCTTGACCAGATGGTCGGGGCCTGGACGACCGGGTTTTGGCCGCCGCCGAGAAGGCTGGCGAGGCCGGATGAGGATGAGCTTTGGCCGCCACCGCCGAACAGGTCGCCCATCACAGACTCTTCCGGTAGCGGGAGGTGAGCTCCTCCGCGCCGACGCGCCGGGCGATCGGCTGGACGGAGAACTCGGTTTCGGAACTGATGCGCCACTCGACGCAGCGGCGCTTGCGCGCCCAGTCGATCGAGACGCGCGCGAGCGCGCAGGCCTGCCACAGCGCGCCTTCCTCCGCGCAGATCAGAATGACGTTGCACTCCCAATCGGCGGGGAACCACGGCAGGACGGTGACCATGGCGACGAGGAAGGCGTCGGCGGTCCTGATCGGCAGGAACACCATGGGGCCCTTAAGCACCAGGTTTCTAAACCAACCCTCAGTGGCGATGACGTCGAACCGCTCGCCGTAGCGCCGCCGGCCGAGGTCGAGCGCCCACGGGATGTCTTGCTCGAGCATGAGGCGGTGACCGCCTACCAGAACGGATACTGACTCGGGTAGCCGGGCTGGATCGTCGCTGTCGCCACGTACAAGAACTGGTGGTTCTGGAAGCTCCACCACGGCAGGCTCGCTGGATCGGTGAGGTCGGTGTCTATCAGAATTTCGGGAGCGGCAAAACCGCGGGTTGCAGCGCCGTAGTAGGAGGGGAGGGTGGTCGCGGCGTCGTTCTGGGCTTGCTGGCGGTTGGTGTTCCAGTCGCCGGCGGGGATGTGGACGTCCTGCATGGGGTCGAGGAAGTAGGGGATCGCGGAGAAGCGGTCGAGGGGGGCCATGGCGCCGAGGAGGGTGCGATGGGCCATGGCGAGTTCGAACGCCCAGGCGGCCTGGGCGGCCGAATCGTCGAGGGGCGGGGACGCGATGAGGCTGGCGATGCTCACCTTCGGCGCCGCGAGACGTACTCGGACTGGGGCGGCGGGGGATCGCGGGAGTTCGAGGTTCCGATCGGGTCGAACCTACCGCGGGCCGGATCGAGCTGATCCGTGCCGAAATCGCTAGGACCGTTGGGCGCGGCGCCGCGGGGGCCGACGTCGCCGGTGGTTCCCATGCGCAAAGGCCCGGCGAGTGAGCGCCCGGATTTCAGATAGCCGTCCCGCGTCGCGAACGTCGCGGTGGGATCCCGGTTGGTCGGCCATTCGGATTGCTTCGCCATCACTTCCTCTTGCGTCGGCGCGCCTTGCGCAGGTTCCTACGCGCGGCGCGTCTCTGGGCTTTCGAGCTTCGGGCCACTGAACACCTCCAAGCTGCTGAAGCGCAAGATGCCGGCGACGCCGATCAGGGCAGCTTCGGCCCGCCCGTCGTCTTTCCTGCGCTTGAAAAAGGCGGCTTGGTTGGGCCAGCGGCGGATCGCCTCGGAGCGCGCGGCGTCCTTCATGTCCTTGCCGGGCGGGACGCCGACGGCGCGCTTCCATTGCGCGGGCATGAGGTACAGCGATGGGATCGCGGCGGCGGCGAGGACGCCGGCGATAATTCCCGCCGACCGGCCGAACGCGAACGCGCCGACGGCGCCCTCCATGGGGCGCGGCCCCACTTTCTCGACATAGGCGCGGGTGGCGTGGGACTTGTAGATCAGCTCCGCGAGAAGGGGAGCGTTGATGGTTCGCCGGCCTCTGGGACCGTCTTCGAGGCACGGCATGTCATGCACCTCGACGAGTCCGCCCTCGAGGTCGAGGACGGCGATGGCGCCCTGGACGCCGATATCGATGCCGAGGATCATCGCCGGTGATGCCGCACGGGTCCGGTTCGCCCGCCCGGCCGCGGCGTCTTGCGGCGGTGGCGGCCCTTGCCCCGGCCGGGCGAGCCCCAGTCCGAGGGAAAAGCGCCGTCGCTCCAGGGCGCACGAACGGTTGCTCCCCTTCCGGGGGCCTTGAAGCGACGAGCCATGGCTTATGGGTTCCTGCGACTGCGCCGGCCCCGGCCAGTTCCCTGGCGGTGACCGCGAGCGCGCTTGATGCGGGTTGTCGGCCGCTTGGTCGGGAATCGAGCCGCTGGGTCGACTCGCGATCGAGGACCGAGGTATGTCCCCTTTGCCAAGGGTCACCTCCTGCGGGAGCGTCTCCCGCGCACACGTCTACGGCGAGACACTAAAGCCTCCGTCCTTTCCGGTACGAAAACAGCCGCGGTCGCCAGCTTGGCAAGCGCCAAGACTTGGGCCGCATCTGCCTACGAAGATTCTGGGTGTTTCGGAGGCCTGTTCGGATTGCGGCCATTCAAGGCCTTACCGGCGTCCCCGCCTGCGACCGCGGCGGCCTCGGCGCTCTGCGACGAAATCGAGCCATGCGAGCTTGTTCATCAACGTCTCCTATCGAGAATGCCTGCGCCCGCGCCTTGCCGGCCTCATAGAGCCGCACGGCATGGGTGGTTCTCCTCATGTTGCCGGCGGCGATTCTGCCGCCACCCGTCAGGATTGCACAAAACTCACGCCCCGAAAAGCGTTCGCTCCTCGCTGCCGATATGAATCCGCTGCAGGGTGAAGTCTGGCGAAGTCGAGGCGAGGTCGAGGGTGGCCCAGATGCCGGCCCCCTCGACGGGATGGGGGATGATGTCGGCGATCGCGCCGGGGGAGAGCTGGAAGTCGACCGCCTGGACGCCGCCGGGGACGCCGCCGCCGCCCGCCGCGAGCGTCCCCGCGATGGCGACGCCGCGCCCGTCGTTGTCATCGACCTCGAGGTAGACGCGCTTCCAGTTCTTGACGGCGAGCGGGTTCTGGCCGCGCAGCCGCTTGGTCGCGAGGCGCTTCATCAACGTCGTCGAGGGCTGGGCGAACAGGCGATAGAGGTTGGTCCCGTCGGTGCCGTAGGCCGCGATGCAGGAATCCTGTTCGTAGGAGCCGATGTTGGTGAGCTGCGCCTCCTGGCTGGCGACCGACCAGAACTCGTTCCCCCGTGTCGGGTGCCACATGAGGAGGAGGTTGCGCGTGATCCCCCAAGGATCGATGAACTGTCCGTTCACCAGGATGACGCGGAAGCCGAACATGTGGGCGGGGGCGAAGGTCGGGAGGTACTGGCTGGTGATGAGGGTGTCCCAGATGGTGGTGACCTTGTCGCCGATCGGGTCGGCCTCGCCGCCGCGCATGAGGAAGATCCCGGCGCCGTTGAACATGGTCATGTAGCGCCCGTAGCGTCCGACCGGGCGGGGGAACCGCTGGCCGACCTGGGGGTCGACGTTGGCGTAATTGAAATTGGTGGTGAACGGCGAGCCGGTGGCGCCGGTGCCGGTGAGCTGGATGTTGGAGATGATGTCGGTCGAGGAATCGCCGAACACGAACAGATAGCCGCTCGAGGCGCAGAGGTCGGTATAGCTGTAGACGAGGCGGTCGCCGAAATAGCCGATCGATCCGCCGCCGTTGACGGTGGAGAAATCGGCCCCGTTCGACGGCGCGGAGAAACTGATCACATCCTTGCCGGCGACGAACAGGCGCGACTGGTAGACCTCCATGGCGTAGATGCCGGGAAGCCCGGTCGGCATGTTGGGGGGCGTCGCGCCGGGATTGGATTCCTGCAGGCCGGTGAGCCAGTCGGGCGCGGGCGCGCCGGGGCTGGTCAGGGTTGTGCCGTCCCAGGCGTACAACCCGCCAGGCGATCCGCCGGGCGAGCCGAACAGCACGCCCCCCTGCTGGCCCGGCGCCGCGCCGATGAACTGGGGCCGCCACACTTTCGCGCTCGCCCAGTATTGCGGGCCGATCGGGTTCCAGATCTGGCCGATGTCGGTGACCGTGTGGGTCGAGAGGTCGACCTCCTGGACGTGGCCGTTGGACAGGAACATCCACCCCATGGCGCCCGGCGGGGGCGCGCCGTATTGCGGGGTCTGGTTGCCGTAGAACCCAAAAAACATGCGCAGGATCTGGGTTCCCGTCGGGGCGGTGTAGATCGACGGCCCCATGCCCCAGCACGAGCGGAGGTTGCCGGGGCCGATGGCGAAGAGGTTCTCGTTCCACCATTCCTCTTCGTCATCTATGCTGCCTCGTTTTGACTGTTGATTCAACCCCTTCCAGGCGTTAAGAGTGATTATGTCAGGAGTATTTGAGCTTTGTATAGCCATCCCATCACCTACGAGCAAGCCCGTGAGCTTCTCGACTATAATCCAGAAACAGGAGAACTAACTTGGCGCAGGACCAAAAGCGGTCGGAGCAGCGCCATGGCAGGGACGGTTGAGCGACGGCGCAATGGCTACCGGCGGCGCATCCTGACAATCGACTACAAGATCTACAGAGCGCACCGTGTCATCTGGCTCTGGATGACGGGCGATTGGCCGCCACAAGAGGTTGATCACATCAATCGCGACGCACTCGACAATCGCTGGTCGAATCTACGGTTGGCAACCCGCGAACTGAACGCACGAAACCGCAGCCGCGCCAAAAACAACACCAGTGGCGTAACGGGAGTGTGCTGGGACAAGAGTCAAAACCGTTGGCGAGTTTATCAGGGACGAAAATATCTTGGGAGCGCGCGGACGAAGAGGAAGGCGGCGCAGATTGCCGCGCAACGGCGTGTCAACCTATTTGGTTGACAGTCAACCCTAGGCGGTCAACCCTACGCGCTCCGCATCGTGGCCCCATACGGGTTCTGGATGAGTTGCGGGCAGACCACACTGGCGCACAATGGCATTTCCGCATTGAACATTTCTACCATAGTCTGCGCGTCTTCCTTACGCTGTTGTTGAAGTAAGGCAAGAACGGCTGCGTAATACGACACGGCGTCTACCCATGGGTAGGGGATGGGCTCGGGGTCGCCATCAGTCAGGAGCGGCTGGGGGATGATGGTAAGATCGACCTCCATGGGCGCGGCGATCGTGGGGATCGGCGCGAGGTAGAGACATGCAGCGGGGCCTTCGCCGTATTGCGCGTACCAGCCGGGATAGGTGATCGAGCCGACGAAGGTTCCGCCGTAGATGCGGAAGCGCGCCTGGAAGTCGGACCAGATGAGGCGCTTCCACATGGGCTTCCAGGTTCCGCCGGCGATCGACCATTGGCCGGCTGCGTTCTGGCTCCACTGGCCGCCGAGACCGATCGCGAGTGACCGGCAGGCGAGAATCCCGGCCGCCTGGGGATAGATCGACTGGACGAGCGAGTTCCAGGCCGAAAACGGGTAGATCTCCTGGTTGGGAACGGTCTGCGCGCCGGGTGGAATGCATCTCATACACCCAGAGACTGCTGCTATTCTTCGGCGAGCGCGGTTAATATAGTTGGTTAATGTAGGTATTCTGAAGAATTGGCCTTCAGTATCGTTAAGATGATTCTGCACCTCCGTTATATATGATGCGAGCATGTTTTATCATCCCGCCGATACCGTGGGAACGCCAGCGTTGTTCCAGAGGGCGCCGGCAATGTGGGGATCGGCGGTCGGCAGGGTGGAAAGCATGATCGCCGGATTCACCCATCCAGCGGCGTTCTTGGGGTTGGCGAACCAAACGGGACCGTTCGCGAGTTGCCACCCGATCCCTGCGGTTGTCACCCGCGGATAGTCCTCGATGCGGGTGATCGCCATCAGTGCCTGCCCTTGCGGGGCGGTGTTCTACCGTGGCGCGCCGGCTGGCGGGGTTCCTCCTCTTCCGGTTCGGGTTCGGGTTCGGGTTCGGGCGCCGGGGGCGGTTTGGGCGGCTCGGTCATGGTGAACTCCATCATGTGGGGGCCAGGCGTCCAGGGCAGGCCGGGGATCGGGGTGGTCGAGATGGTGATGGGTGCGGTGGTCGTGGTCTGGGGCGGCGGCGTGTTGCCGATCTGAGCGGTGTTGGCGAACACGATCGGCGGCGAATAGGTCGGGACGGTGAACGAGGGGAAGAGCGAGGCGGCGGTCGGACTGGTGGCGCTGCCGGTCTTGTAGGTTGGGACGGTGTAGCTCGGGCCGGTCCCCGGCGGGACGACGGGCGTGGTGAACAGCGCGTTGCCGCCCATGCCGACTTGCGGCGGGGGCATCCAGGTTCCGGCCGGCGCCTGGGGGAAGAACGAGGCGGCGGTCGGCGCGGTGGCGGATCCGCTCTTGTAGACGGGCTGGGCGACGCCCGGCGCGCTGCCGGGGGTGTCGGTTCCGATGATCGGCGGCCCCAGCGCGGGCGGCGGGGAGATGAGGGGTTCCGGGTTAGACACTGTACGCCTGCATGATGGTCGAGCATCCGCCGCCGACGATGGCGACGCTCTGCCCGTCGGCGATGACCGTTCCTCCGGAGTTCGGCCCTAGGAGGGTGAAAACCTGGCCTGCGCTCGGGAACCAGCCGAAAAAGTTCGGGGGCGTCAGGCCAGGCAGCGGACGTATGGGGGGATCCGTCCGCCCGACTTGGCGCTGAATTGCGCGCCAAGCCATCAGGCAATCGAGGGAGTTGGGCAACTGGAACGGGTTGGTCTGGCCGGGAGGGATCGTTCCCGGCGGCCCGGCCGGGGGCGGGGGCTGGCCGACGCCGAGTCCGGTTCCCGGCGCCTGAGCGACGCTGCTCGACCAGGTCACGGTCGAGATCCGCTGCACCACGGAGTTGGCCATGGTGTTCACGATCCAGGCGCCCTTCGGCAGGATATAGCCTTGCGAGAAGCACGCGGCGTTGACCGTCGTCGGCAACCCGTATGGGGAGAGCGCGGATCCCGGCGCGCCGGGCGGCCATGCCGAGACTGGCAGCATGGAATCTCCCCTAGATGGGCGCCCCGCCGGTGATGCCCTGGATCTGGACGCCGCTCGAGGGCTTGGAGCACACCAGGTTCAAGGCGGTGAGGCTCAGTCCGACACTTGCGATCTGTCCCTGAGGGATGGTGGAATACCAGCCTGTCCAAGCAAAATTTGCGTCTTCGTGGATGACGAGGGTGATGTACTTGGAGTTGAACCCGTAGGCGGTTCCGGCGGGGCAGTTGAGGTCGAAGAAGAGGGGCGTGTCGCCCAGCAGGAGTCCCCTAAAGCCCGAATTAACCGGGTCATCCTTTCCCCAACGGGAGCTTGGGTCATTGTTGTAGCGCTCGACGGACATGAAGTCGGTGAGGAGGGTGGTCCAGTCCTGCACGCTCATGACGACGAAATCGAGCGCCTCGCCGCCCGAGTTCTTCACCGCCGAGAGCATCTGGGGGATGAACGTCGCGCGGGTGAGGATGGCGCCGGCGGCGGTCTTCACCAGCCCCTGCCAGTTGGGATAGGTCGTTCGGCTCAAGCCGCCGTAGGTCGGCGCGGTGGTCGCATTGCCGTAGGCGTCCTGCAGGGCGAACATCTGCAGGACATTGGTGGTCGGGGGCCCGAACAGGGCGGTCGTGAGCGCCTGCAGCGACGAGTTCTTGAGGTCGTTGAGCTTGAGCATGAGGCGCGAGGCCACGGCGATCGCGTCCTGGGTGACGAGCTGCTCGAGGCCCAGCGAGCTGACCGGCGTCGCCAGGCAGCACATGTTGAACTCGGCGTTGACGGTGGCGGCGACGTCCTGGGGCAAGTTGAATTGCCCCGCCGGGCCGATCCAGCTCGAGGTGACGTATTGCCCCGTCTGCACCGGCTGGGTGTAAGGTGAAACACCTCCGCTCGCACGTATAGCGTTACGTAATAGCAAGGCTAACAACGGGTTCTGCTGGTAAATTAAAATAACGACCATTTGCGCAAACACGCGCCTTACTGTCGCTTGAAGCTCGAGCCCAATGGGCCCCGAGGGAATAATTCCGCTGCCCAGGACTGGCATTTTCAGAAGCTCCCAGAGAGGTTTTCGGTTTCTCCGACAGCGTTGTGCTGGTAAGGCGGGATCATCCCGCTCCAGATGTCTTGATCAGACACGCGCTGTCCTCGACCATGGCGGCCGGCCCAGAGTTCGAGATTCTCTGGCCGGTTATCTCTCCGGTTGCCATTTTTGTGATGAACGGTTTCGTTCTTCGTCAGTTTCCGGCCGATCATTCGTTCCATGACGGCGCGGTGTTCCGGCTGCGCATACCCGTTGTCGCTCTTGCGACTCGTCAGGAGCACATAGCCGCTCTTGTCCACGTATCGCCCGCGCGCTTTTGCGGCTTGTCTTGCAACGGCTGCAAGCCCGACACATTTGAGTGAGCAATACTTGCTGGGCCGGTGCCAATCCGCGGAACGGCCCTCTCCACGGTCATGTCGGGCCTTTCTCCACTCGATAACGCCCCCGCATTGGAGACAAAATTTGGGTGGAGCTTTCTTCCGCTCCTCGGCCCAATGCTCACCCTTTGGCATGGTTCATCTCGACTGTCTTGCGCGCTCCTCGTCTCTACGAATTGCGCCCAATATTTCTTTCCGTCCCCACGCTTCTGGGTCTTTGGCGATATCCTTGTAGTCGGGAGCCTGATCGTGGTTCCAGCGGGTGGAGTCCCACGTCGGCTCGCTGGTTTGCGGGTTCTTGCTCGCCCGGTAGCCTGCGGCGACCTCGTAGTCGCCAACGCCCTTGTCGCGCATCCACCCTTCGAGGTCGGTCATCGCCTCGTCGGTGAAGCCGTAATTCTTCTGGACCCTGCCGCGCTCGGTGCGCCAGTTCTCGTCGGCCTTCTTGTCGCGCTCGGCTTTGGCGGCGTCGGCGCGCGCCTTCTGGTCGGCGTCGAGGCGCGCCTGCACCCGGTCCTCGATGTCGAGGTCGGGGATCGCGAGGTTGGGGTATTTTTTCTTGATGAGGCGCTTGGCCTCCTTGTTGAGCGCCGGGTCGTTGTAGATCGACTCGACGAAGTCGGCGGTCATCGCCCGTGATTGTAAGTGCTGGTACTCTTCGTCGCTGACCTGACGCGGCATTTCTTCCAAGCCCCGGAACTAATATTACAGTCAGTTCGTGTTCGTCTTGCCGACGATGGAAGGCTGGAGGGGGACGCCGCCTTCGGGCTTTGGGACGACCTTGGGGATGGCGCCCCATTCCGAGGTTTCCGACTGGGTGTCGACCTGGAGGACGGTGCGCGGGGGCGTCTCGGGCGGGGTCGTAATGGGCGGGTCAAATGACCGATTTTGGGCCATCAGAAAGTCTCCTTCCGGTTTCGCCTTTCCCGACGTTGCGCGTTGATGCGATCTTTGTGGTCGCGGGCATATTGAGCAATCCGCTCTTTGTTCGCGCTTCGCCACTCTGCCTGATAAGCGGCGCGTTCTTCGGGGGAGCGCCGTCGCGACGGGAGAGTGTAGGGCCGACGCTGTGAACTGTTCTCGCTTCTCGTCGTCAAAACCAGATGATCGGCGTTGACACAAGCTCGCACATGACAGGTGTGGTGAAGTTCCAACCCTTTCGGAACATCTCCCTTCGCCATTTCGTAAGCGACTGTCGCTGCTTTCCGATCGCGACCTTTGTGTTTGATATGCCCGTAACCCTGCCAATCCCACTTGCCAAGCCAGATTAGGCATCCGCTCTCCGTGACTGGGGCGCTCCAACGTTCAAATCTTACAGCGAGCGGTTGCACAGGTGGCGCCATGTCACGCTCCCGGCAGCGGGGTCGAAGGCATGCCCGGCGGGGCGGGCCCGGCGGGCGCGCCCTGGCCTTCGCCCGGCTTGGCCTGGCCCTGCTGCGAGAGGATGCGGTGGAGCATCATGTTGCGCATGGTTTCGCGCAACTGATCCATCAGGTTGGTCTTCTGCACGCCTGCGGCCGGTCCCATGCCGGCCTGGCCGCCGAGGTGGCGGGAGAGCTGGCCGATGGCGCGGTTGACGTCGGTGTGGAGCTTCTGGCCGATCGGCAGTCCGGGCAGGGCGGACTGGAGGGTTCCGATCGCCTGCTGGATCTTGGTCATGGCGTCGGCCATGTTGCCGGGGCCGGGCGCGGAGACTTGCGGCCCCATCTGGTTGCGCGCCATGGAGGCGAGGAAGCCGCCAGGTTGAGGAGGACCGCCCCCCGGGGGAGGAGGACCGCCGGGCGGGCCGCCGCCTGGCGTCTGCCCCATTTCCGGATTGTCGTCGGTTACGTCGCCATTCATAGCCGATGTCGCTTGCGTGACGGCGCGGGAAAATAGGCGCGTTCAGGCCTTTCGTCTAGAACCCCCTCCTGCCGACCGCTTTCCGCCGGTTGGGAACCCCAGGATTCCCTTCGTCATCTCCTCCTGTTTTTCCTCTTTCGCGGCGGCGGCCTGGGCCTTCTGGCGCTGCTTCAGGCGGGCGAGGAGGAGCTCGGCGCCGGGCGGATGGAGCATGTGGATCAGGTCTTCGGCGTCGATTGCGCCCGCTCGAGCGAGCGCAATACCCACTTGACGATTGTCCTCCGCGAAGGCTGGCGAGGCGGAATGCGAGTCGACTTGGACTTGGAACCCGGCGGGGAGCTGGGAGAGGAGGAACTCGATTCCCGAATCGGTGGTCTTGTAGACGAGGGCGTCCATTGCCTGCATGATTCGGAGGCCCAGGTATCCCACGTCGGCGAGCTGCCGCTCAAGACGGGCAGCTTGGTCGATAAGCCGCCCAGACGAGGTTCTAACCAGGGTCTGAGCATGCACGCCAGCGCGAACGCCCGGCTCGCCTGATCCGGACATGATCGGGCTGAAACCAGAAGCTTCGTCAAACAGCTTAAATAGAAATTCGAGCTCCTCGAGGTAGTTTTCCGGCGGCGGCTCCAAGAGTTTTTGCGCTTTGGCGTTAGGGTTTGGATCATTAATGAAACCTCCCTCGTTGATAATCTTATAGTATTGTTCTTCGGTGATGGAGGTGAATCCGGAGAAGACTTGAGGAGCGTTGACATTGCGGTCCCACATGATCTTGATGTCGCGCATCCTCTTGTTGAGGATGTCCTGCAGCATCTGGACGTCGCTGACCACGGTTCGGCCCCAGAAATATCCCGGCGTCGACTGGGGCTGAACCTTCACGAACGCGTGCTTGCCGGGGACGCGGGAGAGGTTGCGGCGGGTCTCCTCGCCCTCGATCACGATGTCGGGGTAGATGACCTGGACCGTCGTCCAGTCGTGGCGGTCGCGGTCCATGAGCCAGACTTCGCAGTGGCGGACGGTCGGCGCGAACTTGCGATTGGGCCGCCACGGGACCGGGACCGGGAACACGTTGACGATCCCGGCGGCCGACGACGGCGCATCGCCGACATCGCCGAGGGGCTGCAGGCCACCGACAACCATCTGGTGGAAGTAGGTCGGCTCCTCCTCGTCCTTGCCGGTAGGCCGCGCCTCCTCGATCCGGGCGAAGATTTCATTTTTCTTGGGATGGTCCGCGAGCATGGTGCGGAGCTTCGACATGGTCGGGAACGAGACGTGGCAAAACGCCTCCTGCTCGTCGAGGGCGAGGGTGGTCTCGCTGAGGACGCCGAAATTCTGGGGGTGGACGTGGGCGGTCTTGAACGAACCGGTGTCGCCGTCGGGCAAGACCTTGAGCAGCTGGGCGCCGTTGACGAGGCTCCAGACGACCGCCTCGGCGAAGGTGGTGTCGGCGTCACAGGTGCGGAAATCGGTGGTCAGCTTCTCGCCGACGAGCAGGGCGCGCTCGAGTACGTCCTCCTCCTCGCCGGAATCGTAGACGACCTGGAAGCGCACGTCGGTCGGCTGCATGAGGAAGCCGGCCAGCTTGTCGACGAACGGCTTGGTCTTGTTGTAGATCGCGGCGCGGGAGTCGGCGCTGCCGGTGTAGTAGTACTGGCTCGCTTTGGTGTAGACCATGCCGCGCTCTTCCGCGGAGGCCATGCACTCGTCGATGACCTCCTTGATCCAGGTTTCCAGGTCGGCCTTCTTCGACGGGATCTTGAGCGCCATGTCACCACACGCGGATTGCGCGTTTTTTACTTACTGCCAGTAGGTCGGGTTGCTCGCCGCTGTTGAGCGCCCCTTTTAGCACGTCGAGGGCGTTGCCTTGCGGGCCGCTCTCATAGCGCGTCCGTCGGTGATCGCGGCCGAGTTCGACCGCCTGCTGCAGCTGCGCCTGCGCCGCCGCCCAGCTGGCGGGGAGCTGGGTCGGATTCTGATCCTTGTAGCGGATCTTGGGGACGCCGCCCTCGCGGTGGTCGAAGGCGATGTCGGCGACCTTGTAGTCGTTGGCGATGATGTCCTCGGCGATGGCGCCGGCCCGCGCGGCGAGCGAGCCGCCGATCGCCGGCGGGCGGAACACCTGGCCCATCTCGCGCGCGTCGCAGGCCTCGCAGGACGGCGGCGGGGCGTTCCACTGGTCGGCGGAAAGGACCACCTCCATCTGGTGGGCGCATTCGGGGCACATGTACGACCGGCGGATCGGCATCAGGTTACTTCCAAGTAGCGGCCTTTACCGCCCACATCTGGGCGGTCTGCGCCTCGGTGATGGCGATCGACCACAGGCGACTGACTTCGCCGCCCTTCATGTTGCCGCCGCCTTCGCGGGCGTCGTTGCAGATGTCAATGATCTTCGCGAACAGCGTTTTCAGTTCCGTGACCTTCTCAGCGCCGGACGGGTTGAAGTCGAGGCCTACCGCCTTTTCGCCGAATGTCAGTTGCTTGTCGTTCATCTTGTTCTCTCCTTCTCGTCGAAGTGCCTCACCGCCTCTGCTAGGAGCTTGGTGAACCGGCTCACGTCAGTTCATCCACCCGCGCCGCAATTTCATCCTCGGTGAAGTCGGTAGTCCACGCCGGGTCAAGCGCGCAATGGACCATGAACGCCCCCTTGGCGCAGTCGAGCGCCGTCAGCTGGGGGTGCTCGGTGCGCCAAGGATCGTTCTCTATCGCTATCCGCTTGCAGGATGGCCAAAGGATCGCGATGTCGATGCGTCGTTGCATCGCGCGCCAAACCTTCTTCATCAGAACACGTCCCTACGGGCTTTCGAGCGGGTATTGATCGAGCGGATGTGCTCGGAGAACGCGAACGAGAGCACGGTCCCCATGTCGGCTGGCGGCCGGTCCCCCTTGACCGATTCCCACGTCAGGTTGCGGGCGATGAGCCCGGCGCGGCGCCACTCGATCCAGGTGTGGTGGGCGAGCACGCTCGCGGAGCACAGGTCGTCGTTCTCGCCGGTGTCGGGCCCGGCCCCGATCCAGCCCTCCTCCTCGACCACCGCTTGCAATTGCTGGATGAGCTTGAGCGAGCGGACCTCGATGCGGCGCAGCATGAGCGAGTCGCGCAATTCGGAATAAATCTGGCTCTTGTTGTCGGCGTTGGTCTTCCAGGCGATGACGTTGCCGGCCCCGCCGAGGGTGTCGGCGCGCTTGTAGAGGAACCAGCGCACGGCGCCGATCATGTTGAGGATCGAGTCGGATCCGGGGTCGCCCTGCAGGATCCCGCGCTCGGCGAGCTGGCGCAGGTTGCGCACCTCGGGGAGGACGGCGGCGCCGACGCCGGAAACCTCGATGTTGGCGAGGTGGTCGCGGTAGGCGCCGCACAGGTGGGCGAGCACCCAGGCGAACTGGTAGGTCAGCGGGCGGTTGGAACAGAACTCGGCGACCTGGACGAGGCGGTCGGCGTAGCAGCGGTAGACCTCGATGGCGTGGTCGTTAGCGTCCCCCCCGCCGCCCCCCGAGGGATCGCCGCCGATGACGTACACGCCCTCCTTTTCCGGGGGCTCCCATACGCGCAGCATCACGTCTTCGTGAACTGTCGTCTGGGCGATCGACGATCCCAGGAAGGCATCCTCGAAGCTGTACAGGTAGCCCTTGAACATTGGCGGCAGCTGGGTCAGCGCCTCCGACAGCTCGAGCGTCCTCTGGCTCGGGAAGAAAGACGAACCCGAGGCGATGAAGCACTCCCGCTCGGTCCACGGATAATGGCGATCCATGTACTCGGCGGCCTTGAACTCCGATTCCCGTCTCCACCATGCGATCTGCTCCGGTTTCACGGTGACGCCGTACTCGGCCTTGACGAACTGGGCGCGCTTGATCTCCTCCTCGGTGAGCGATCCGTCCCAGTAGGTCTTGTAGTCGGGATCGGACCTGGGGAGGGAGTAGGTCGGGTTCGACCAGAAGCCGCAGAAGATGAACCGCATGTGGCGGTCCTGCTTGGCCTGCTGGCAGAAGTTGTAAAACCAGTTGAAGCCGTTGGCGATCGACTCCCAGACGTAGAGGCGGTGCGGGTTCTGCCGGGCGAGCGAGGCTTTGAGCGACTCGACCCCGGCGAGGCTCTTCCACTGGGCGCACTCGGTGGCGTGCATCATGTTGAGGGCGCGCGACGCGCCGAGGTCGGGGTTGGAGGCGGCGGCCAGGAGGTCGAGGACCGACCGGTTGGCGAACGCCATGCCGTTACGGTTGTTCTGGACGAGGCGGTGATCCGGGCCCCTCCACTCGGCCGGCAGCGTCTCGAGGAGCGAGGCGAAGATGCGGCGCAGGCGCTCGAGGTTGTCGGTGCGGTCGGCGATGATCGCGCCCTGGACGCCCTCGTTGGCGAGCGCCCAGAACAGCTCGATGACGCTGCACACGGTGGTGATGGCGACCTGGCGGCACTTGAGGACGACGAACTCGTGGACGTCCTCCTCGAGGCCGCGGCTGATGCCGTCGATCACCAGGCGCTGTGAGGGCCAAGGCGTCACCTTGGTTCTGCCCGCCTCCTTCGTGTCAATAGAAACGCTTGACAGAAGGTCGTATATTCCCGATCTGATCGTTGGTCTTGCGGGCACTTATCGTCACCTGGACAGAAAGGATCCGCCTTGCTTAAACCTCGGATATATCCCCTGGCGGATTGTCGGGCGTTTGCTGCGGGGCATTCTCGTCGACCTCGTCGTAGGCGAGCTCGAGCGCCAGTGCGAGCGTCTTGAGCCACAGTTCGCGGCGGTCGGGCGACCAGACTTCGCCGGGCGCGGGCAGATGGGCGAGCAATCCCTCGATGATCGGGTCGAGCTGGTACCCGTCAGTCGACTCTTGGAGACCCTGATGGGACGTTGATTTGGGTTTTGGCATTTTTCCTCCTGCTCTCTCGAGTCCACTCGTTGTAACAAATCCGACAGCGCCGTTGACGCTTGCCTTGGTCGAGCTGGTGTCCTCGCCGACAGGTTGTCCAATCGCTACGTGTGCGATGGCGACCTTTCTGAGCCATGTCCTTCATGTTGTCGGCGTGGGTTCCGACGAACAGGTGATCGGGTCGGACGCACTTGGGGTTGTCACAGCGATGACAAGCCTCAAATCCCATAGGTGCGCCGATCGTCAGCCTCGCGACTTTCTGCATCCGCCCGTTGTGTTTGATGACGGGATAACCAGTGGTGCTGCAGGCGCGGAGCCAGATCCAACATCCATTCGGATCGCGAAAGCTATCATATTCTAGGCGCTCCTGAAGGGACGTAGACGTTCGCGCCGGCATCCGGTCCTCCTGCGATGGGCGAGTTTTGGGGTGCGCCGACACGCGTAACGCCTGACGGATACACGGTGCCGTCCCAGCGTTCAAATCGGCCGGCGAGAAAACCTTGCGCGGTGGTCGCGGGCGACCATGGCCAAGTGGGGTTCACGGCGCGCGGTTGCGGTTCGGTTGTCATGTGCTAACCTTCGGTTGCCCGTTCTCTCCGGGGCGGGCGTCTGTCACGCTTCAGACGATCGCCGCCGAGGTTAGCACCGCGGCGGCGATTTTTCTCTGAGATGCGGGAAGAGGAGGGTTGCAGCCATGACGTTCCCGAATATCGCCTATCTCGGCAGCAATCAGGCGCCGCAGGGCGGGTGGCTGTTGGAAGGGACGGAGATGCGCAACGCCCTGTATGCGGGCGGGACGCTCTACCTCGGCAACGGCATGTGGGAGCAGCCGCACGGGTCCGGCCCGATCGGCTACGGCAACGGCGCGCAAATCCTGGCGCAATACGCTCCCCCGTCGGGGCCGGTGGTGATCGAGGCGCAGTTGCCGCAGGCCGATCTGTGCGTGGCGTCGCTCGCGAGCGCCAATTTCGCCTCGAGCAAGGCCTGGAAGACGTGGGCCGGAACCTGGAACACCGAGGGGCTGGCGCGGGTCTACACGCGCTATCCGGCGACGCGGTCGTGGGTCGGGACGACCATCTGGGCGAACGGCACCGGCAAGACCGCGCAGGTGCGGTCGATGCTGAGCTACACCGACCAGAAGACCCATCAAAGCCGCCTGTTCGCCGGCACCAGCGACGCCAGCGGCGTGGTCGGCGGCGTCTACGCCGGCGCTTACGACCCCCACGCCGCGGGCGACATCGTATGGGGCGAAAAGGCCGAACTCGCGATGACCGACGCGGTCCAAGGGGTCGTTCTCCCGCTCGGCTGCACGCCGCGAGTGACGAGCTTCGCCCAGTTCACCGACGCGACCGGCGTTCCCGCGCTCTATTGCACGATCGGCCCGCGAATCTTCAAGCGCATCGACGGCGACAATCCGACCTGGGAAAGCGTGTGGACTCATGTCCCCGAGAGCAACGAGCACAGCCAGACCGGGTTGCGCGCGTTGACGCCGTTCGGCAAGTTCCTCTATGTGAGCGTCGAAGGGACGAAATGGGCGATCGTGCGCCTCGATCCGAACAACGGCTTTGCCGCGACCCCGGAATACACCAAACAGGACCTCGACGCGGCGCTCGGGCCCGGCTTCACCGTCACCTACATCATCGGCCCCTACAACGGCCTTCGTCCGGTTCAGGTCGGGTCGACCTGGTACATGCTGATCGGCATGGTGGTCCTGGTGTCGCGCTATCCCGCCGGGACCCCGATCTACACTGTGCCGTCGCAAGGCGCGCATATCCTCGCGACCGCCCACTATCTGGTGAAGAAAGGGCCGCAGTACATTCTGAAAACGATGGACGAGGTGGGGTCGTATCCGTCCGAGAGTGTTCGTGATTTCGCCGTCGTCGGCGGAAACGTGGTCGGCGTCGGCTTCGACTGCTGGATTGCGCCGGCGCCCGGCCACACCTCCTGGGCGGTGTGGGACAGCGCGGCCAACGCCGTCGCGGCGGCATGAGAAACGCCAGCCCCGTCGTCGAGGGCTGGCGTCCCTAGTTCGAGGTACGGTTCCGGGCAGCGCGAAAGGAAATCGGGAACCCCGGATTCGCGCTGCTGGGCTTACGCGTCGGCGACGGCGCAGTCCAGCGAGCAATAGACGGCGGGGCCGCGATACGACTGTCCGCACCGATCGCACTGGCGCTCGGCGTAGCTCGGATTGCTGTAGGCTTCGCGAACGAGGCGCTCGCGCTGCCACCAGCTTTCCTTTCTCGCCAAATGATCGGCGGCGAGACGCGCGGCTTTCGCCAGTTGCTTGGTGGTTGGTCGCGGTCGCCGGCCGGGCTGGCCTGGCTTGCGACCGCTGCCCTTTCCGCCCATCAGTCGGCGCCCTTATTCGGAGACATCGACCGCCTCGTCCTGATCCTTGTTATACATCTTGTCGCCGTCAGTGATGACGTGATCGCCATTGCTCCATCCCGACACGTCGTCTCCGGTCTGATACTGCGATCCGTTGTCGAGCGTGATCACGCCGTTGTTGTCGATCGAGGTGATGTCGCCCTCATCGGCCGCGTAAGCAGCAGTCGCGAGGACGAGGGCGGCGGCGGCGAGAAGATACTTGAACATCGGTTTTCTCCGGGTTCGGGCAGGATCGCCCGCGCATGCCCGTCGCACTCGGGCATGGACTGGCGGTCAGCGCCTCGGCACGCCGTTGGCGTCGAGAACTTGCGTCGCGCAGTCGAGGACCGCATTGCGGTTGCGCCGCTCGACGTACAGGCAGCGGGCGAAATCGTCCGTCGCCTGGCGCTCGACGGCGCCGGGGTCGTGCTCGCCGGCATGAAACCACCAATCGACGTCGGGCCGGTCGAGCGGGTTGGCGTGCGCGCCGGTGGCGAGCAACGCCGTGAGGACGAGCGCCCTCATGTCGGCCTCCCGAACGCCTGCGCGACACGGCGCATGGCCTCCTCGAGTTCCTCGACGGGCGTGGGGTTGGCGGCGATCCGCTTCTCGGCCTCGGCGAGGATGGCGCGGTCGATCGCGCGCCGCTTGGCGCCGAACCGCTTTTCCCAGGTCGGGGGTTTGACTCGCGCGTTCATGGCCGCACCCGATCGGCGATCTTGATGAGGAGCGCCTGTCCCTTGAGGGACAGGTGGTAGAGGCGCTCGCGCCGGTTGAGGATGTTCTCCTTGCCGTCGACGAGGCCGTGGCCCTCGTCGCCGTCGCGGTTGCGCTCCCCCAGGTCGAGGAGGAAGCGCGACATGGTGGTCGGCGAAATCCCGACTCGCTTGGCGTACTCGGCGACCGACAGGCCGGGCTTCTCGGCCACGCATAGGAACGCCTGGATGGCGCGGGCCGGCATGGTCCCGCGAAACTCAAAGAACGGATCGAGCGCAATCAGGAGCTTGCTTGCGACCGTCGTCTGGCGGTCACGGATGTTGAACACTCTCATCATTCGCCTCCCTCGCTGATCTTCTCCCTGACCTTGACGGTCACATGGGGAGGATTGTCGAGGTCGCCTCTGCGCCAGACCGAGATGCGCGCGCCGCCCACTCGGTCAGCCTCGGCTAAGACGATATCGACGCATCCGTCCTCGTGGTTGGTGACGACCTCGACGGTGTCGACGGCAAAGATCAAGATCGATTGAATGTGCGGCATGGGTTCTCTCCGGGTTGTCGGACGCATTCCGGAGAATGCGCCCGAATGTGTGTCGTATCAGCGCCAAACGAGCCTGTCAATCAGCCAGCCTGACGCTTTTTGGCCTTGAGCCGCTCGACCTCGGCCTTGCACGCCTCGGCTTGATGTTTCCAGTGGTCGCGCTCGGTCGCGAGGGCCTCCAGCTCGCGCTCGAGCCTGGCCGCTTTCGACTCGGCCTTCTCTTTCGGCTCCGCGCGGTTGCCGGTGGTCGCCTCGTACCGCCGCTTGACCGAGGTCGGGTGGTTGAGCGCCGCGCGCACGTTCTGCGCCAGCGTCTCGCGCCAGACCTCGATCGCGACGTAGTTGTCGGCCGCCCACATGGCATGATTGCGCGTCGCCTTGTCGAGGTCGCGCGCCCAGCGATGCTGATCCATCCACTCGCCGAACGCGCGGTTATAGGGCGCGCCGGCCGGCTGGTTGGTTCCGGCCCGACGCATCGCCTTCTGTCGGCCAACGACGAGCCCCTCGCCGATCTGGCGCCAGTCGAGCCAGTGCTGCCCGCGCTTGATGCGGTCGGCGGCCTCCTCGGCCGCGCGCTCGACTCGCTCCTCGCGCTCGAGCGTCTTGGCGTCGATGTCGAAAGCGTCGGTCATTGGTCTTTCTCCTTCGATGCGAAGGTTTGCGCCAGCGCTTCGACGACGGCGGCGCGAACAATCGCCGTCAATTCGTCCTCATGGGCGCGCAAGGCGCGGCGGGTTTCCTTGGCGACCACTTGGCGCACCTCATCGGCCAGCGTGTCGCTCACGGCGTCGCGCACCGCCTCGTGCAAAACGGATTGCAGATCGGTCATTGGTCTTTCTCCGGGTTGTGGAAGCGGATTGTGATCCCCGCTCCCTTGATGACGCCTCGGTCGTAACGCCCGACGAAGGCGCGATACGCGCCGTCGTCGAGCCGCTTCAGGGTCGAGACGATTCCAGGCGGGCCGAACGCCGCGACGGCGGCGCAAGTCGCAATGTCGCGCGCGGCGAGGTGCTCGCTGATCGCGCTGACCTCCAAAACGACCCCGTCAGGCGACGACGTTGGCCGTACAGTGTCCTCGGTGACCGTCGCGCGGTACCAGCGGGGCTCGCAGGTCTCGCAGTGCCAGCGACCGCTGGTGACGCGCAGCGGCACGCCGCAATGCGGGCATTCCGGCCGCACAAACTCGGTTTCGCCGACGCGGGGAGTCATTTGCCGACGCCTAGATGCAGTTCGGCGTATTCCGTCACTTCGGCGAAATCGCCGGTCATGGCGAATAGGCTTTCGCCATGCTCTTGCTGTGGGTCTTCGATGGAGATGCGATATTCCTCATCGAACGAATCGCCCAGTCCGCTCGACTCGTCGCAGATATAGGCGACCCTATTGCCGACCCGCTTGCGCCAAGCTTGGCAATTGCCACCTGTCCATTCGGGCGTGAATCCCGCGCTGTGGAACGCGACGTGTACGGGATTAGTCATGTTCATTCTCCGGGTTGAGGGCGCTTCCGCCCTCGGGTTGACTACTCGGTCTCGGGTTGACTGTCAAGCTTCTCGCTTTACATTTTTTTGGGATTTTTCAGCGGCGCGACCAAGTCTCACGCACAATCGTGTACGTGACGCGGTCGGCGCGAATGTTTGCAATCACAAGGTCGATGCGCTCATGCTGAAGGTTCAGCTTGGCAAGCGTCTTGGTCGGAGCCCGGATGAATGCGACGTCGCGACGGTCGGCGCCGTAGTACCAGCAAACACGCCAGGTTATCTGCCTTTGACCACTTTAGTTATCAGGAGACCAGTTTGGTCACATTTGTTAGCAGTCAGTTTCCTTCCGTTTGTGTGGGGTCAACGCACAACAAAACCGCCAACGTCCGACTTAGCCTTGCGTCCTTTGGGCGATAGTCCGATCACCACGCCGCGCGGGTCTAGGTGGCGCAAGTCATGCTTATCGCCATCGACAACGCGGGCGCCGAGATAGCTCGGAGGCAAGGCGCCGCCGAAAACCACGGCCACGTTTCCGCCTGCTGCGAGAACGGCGCGACAATCCGCCTCGTTTGTCTCACTGCGCGAGAACGTGAGCGAATAGTTGGCCGGCATGTCGCCTTTCGCCCAACGCAACGCGCGCTTGACGCTTTTCGTGTAGTCAACAAACTGAATGTGTGCGAACCGGGCAAAAAGCGAGCGGCCATCGTTCAATTTGATCGACTCCCACGGCACGTCGGATGAGCCATTCAACCGAACGCATAGGCGCATTTTCTCGCGGATCGCGCGCGCCTCAAGCAATTCGATGGAACGCGCGACGTCGCGAAGGTAGGCCTTGCGGTCATGCATGAACCGACGCGTCTTGGCGATGCGCGACTCGCGAACCGTATTGTAAAGCTCTGCATTGCCGGAAAACCAGCCTAGGCAAAGTTGAATGCAGACAGGGCTCGCATGTGCGCAAAGGTTACCGGCCCCGCCTAGCGTGTATGGCGCGAGATACTGAATCGCGTTTAGCCATCCGTAGTCTTGCGCTTTCAAGGCCTTCGCGCTGTCGACCGAGAAAATCCGGTTTTGCATCTTTGTCACTCCACTTGGTTGTAGGCCATCGCCCCAAAACGTCAATCATATACCATGACACGCGCCCCTCGTCAAGCGCAAATGTCAATGTTTTCGCATGACGCAATCTACGCGATCCACGCAACGCGTCCGAATCCGCACGCCGGATTGTCAACAGCCAGCTATACTATGCCGCC